GGGTCGCGGAGCCCGTTCGAATCCTCTGGTGGTGGCAATCACAACGGCAGGGCATGACCGATCTTCGATCTGCTGGGAGATGCACCAGCGAGCAAAGGCAGCAATTGCCGATCCGGACTCCGACCCGACATTCTACGGCGTGATCTACGGAGCGGATTCGGCGGACGACTGGACATCGGAGGAGACTTGGGAGAAGGCGAATCCTAACCTCGGGGTTTCGGTCAGTCTGGACTTTCTGCGGGACGAATGCCAAGCCGCGAAGAATAATCCAGCGGCGGAAAACGTCTTTCGAAATCTGTACCTCAACCAATGGACCGAGCAAGCGGTACGCTGGATTCAGATGAATCACTGGGACGCATGCCGCACAGACTTCGACCTGTCCGACTTCTCTGGCGAGCCTGTCTGGTGTGGATTGGATCTTGCATCAACGCGCGACATCAACGCTCTGTCAATGGTGTTCAAGCGGGACACGGATTACTACGTGAAGTGTCGCTATTGGATGCCTGAGGAAGTCGCGGACATTCGGGGGAAACAAGATCGCGCACAGGCGAAACGGTGGGCCGCACAGGGGCTGATTACGCAGACTGACGGCAACGTAGCAGACTACGGCGTGATCTGTGCGGAACTCTGCGAAATGGCTGAGCGGTTCGACGTGCAATGTCTGGCCTACGACCCCTGGGGACCCGCGCGAGCGATGGCCCAACAACTCGCGGCGGCTGGGTTCCCTGCCGATCGGCTGAAGGAATTCCGGCAGACCATCGGCAGTTTCGCGGCACCATCGAAGGAGTTCGAGCGAAGGATCGCGAACCAGACGTTACATCACGACGGCGATCCGGTGCTGCGCTGGATGGCGGGAAACGTAGCGGCGGAGCGGGACAAGAGCGATAATGTCCGGCCTAGCAAGTCGCGATCGGCCGACAAGATTGACGGCATCGTTGCCACGATCATGGCCCTCGGTGCCGCGATGGTGGCGGATGAGGTGGGCAGCGTGTACGACACGAAAGGGAGTCTGTCACTGTGAGCATCTTTGCAGGGATTCGGCGAGGGTTGGCAAGCTGGATTGCACCGGAATCCAGGACCATGTCGCAGCAGGTGGCAGATGCCCTAATGCCTCGGAGTTCGAGCGGGTTGGCGATCACGGAAACTTCGGCGATGACCGTCTCGGCTGTCTATGCTGCGGTGCGAGTGATTGCCGAGACCATCGCCCAGCTGGAATGGGAGGTGTACGAGCGGCAGGACGAGGCGAACATCGAGCGGTACGACCACCCGTTGCGGCTGCTGTTGGACGGAGAACCTAACGCGGAGATGACCGCGTTTTCGTGGCGGATTGCCATGATGACTAGCTTTTATCTCCACGGAAACATGGTGGCCGAGATTGAGCGAAACCGAGGCGGGCGGCCTGTCTCTCTGTGGTGGATTCACCCAGCCCGCGTGGCGATGAAACGCGACAGCACAAAGCGCATTTATTACGAGGTGACCGACGAGCACGGCCTAAATCCTGTTCGCCTCGATACGGCAGATGTGTATCACGTACCCCTGATGGCAGCTGATGGGATCGTCGGGAAGGGGCTGGTGCAGCGAGCCCGTGACAGCTTCGGTCTCACGCTGGGGATGGAGCAGTATTCCGGCAGCAGTTTTGCCAATGGTGCCCGGCCCGGTGGAATTCTCAAGCATCCCGGCAAACTCACGCCAGCAGCCCGCAGCAACATCCGCGACGAGTGGGACGCGATGCACCGTGGAGCCGACAAGGCCGGGCGGATTGCGGTGCTCCAAGAGGGGATGGAGTTTCAGGCGATGCAAATGTCCGCAGTCGATGCCCAGCTTCTGGAGCAACGGCAATTCCAGATTGCGGAAGTCGCGAGGTGGTTCAACATTCCTCCTCACCTGTTGCGGGACTTGTCGCGGGCGACTTTCGGCAACATTGAGCACCAAAGCATCGAGTACAAGACATACACCATCCGGCCTCTTGCGGTGGCCATGCAGCAGGAAGCCCACAGGAAGCTGTTCAGCCCAACGGAGAAACCCACCTACTTCACGGAGTTAGACCTAGATGATCTGTCGCTTGCCGACCTGAAGAGTAGGTATGATGCCTACGCTGTGGCCAGGCAGAACGGATGGATGAGCGCAAACGAGATCAGGGACCGCGAAGGAATGAATCCGATTCCGACGGAAGACGGTGATGCGTACCTCATCAACGGGAACATGGTGCCACTCACGACGGCCATGCAGGCGACCCCGACACCGAGCGTGGGACAGACTAGCGTGGCACAGGCGGAGGAGCAGGATTCTCCAGACCTTCGGGATGCACTGCGGTCGATTCTGGAGAACGACCTTACCCGGCTGCTAAGCAAGGAGAGGAACGCGGCAACCCGTGCGGCCAACAAGCCCGGCGAGTTCCTCGGGTGGCTGGACTCGTTCTACGTGGAGCACGCAGCCACACTTGAGCAGGCAATCGGCCCGACTGTGAGAGCGCTGGGTCTGCACCTGGGGCAGTCACTCGACGCTGCCGACATCGTGGCCCGTCACGTCGAGCAGTCGCGACAGGCGCTACTGACGGCGTGCGAAGTGTCGCCGGACAAGCTGCCGGACAGCGTCGAATCAGTTGTATCCCGGTGGGATGCACGGAGGGCGACCGAATTTGCCCGGGAGGTGTTGCGATGATTGACCGAGAATACAGAGCGTGTGCGGAGATTGAATTGCGGTCTGAGCCCGATGGCAAGGTGACTTTGCGGGGCTATGCCGCTGTCTTCAATTCACTCTCTCAAGACCTCGGAGGATTCGTCGAGATCATCCGGCCTGGGGCGTTTACCCGGACGCTGGCCAGTGGCGCCGATGTGCGGCTGTTGGTCAATCACGAGGGCACACCGCTGGCCCGTACCAAGTCAGGCACCTTGCGGCTGGCAGAGGATCAGCGAGGGCTGCGGATGGAAGCGGACCTTGACCCAAGCGACCCCGACGTCCAGGCGCTGGTTCCCAAGATCCGCAGGGGTGACATGGATCAAATGTCGTTTGGGTTCACCACAAAGTCGGACATCTGGCGTCAGGAGGGAGATCGACAGATTCGCGAGCTGCACAACGTGGACCTGTTCGACGTGAGCGCAGTCACGTACCCGGCCTATCAGGCTACCGAGATGGCGCTGCGTTCGCTCGAGCGCGCCAAGGCGGCGGCAATGGCGGCGGGCGATCCATTGGCAGCACACTTCGCACGGCTGACGTTGGCGGAGGAGCGAGCCAACGGGATCAGTACCAGGCCCTCGGCAGGAATGGCATCGGCTGCACGCGAGGGGCTGCGACTGCACGAGGAGGGCAAGTCTGGCGATGGACTCAAGCCCGAGACCGTGGCGAGGGCGAAGAGGATTTCCGCCCGCGAGTCACTAACCGAAGACCACGTGATCGAGATGGCGGCATGGTTCAAGCGACATGCGACGGCAAGCAAGTCGCCCGGCTGGGATAAAGCTGGCGAGGAGAAGCCGGGATACGTCGCGTGGCAACTCTGGGGAGGCGATGCCGGGGCATCATGGTCAGCGAGCAAGGCAGACCAGATCAAGGCGGCAAGAGAATGATGTTGACAAGCGGGGTCAAATCGGTACGATCTGATACAGATTGATGCTGCCGGAAGAAACTCCCCAGCCCGTTGGCATGGTGTTGATTCCGCGAGACATCCGCAAATGCCGTTGCAGGCGTGGATTGTCAGCAGGTGTTCGCACTTGCCGACGGTTCACGCCTGATGTGTTATCTGGTGGTCGTCGGCCAAAACGGAGACGACAATTATGGATCTGCAAAAGCTGGCCGATGCGGCCCGCGAATTGCGTTCGGCCAAGTTGGCCGAGGCGGAAGGCGTGCTGGTGGCGGCGGCGACCGGTGGCGAGGGCGGAAAGTCGCGGCCACTGACGGAGGACGAAACCCGCAAGTACGAGACCCTGTTGGAAGAGGCGAGCAAGGCCGGCGCGGAAGAAGCCCGGTTTGCCAAGCTGATTTCCGAGAAGGCGGCACTGGCTGCCAGCGAGGGGCGGCGGAGTGCCCCTACTCCCGCTCCTGGGATTGTGGCTGCGGCCCCGAAGGTTGAGGTCCGGACGCTGCGGCGCAATGGTGCCTTGCGTTCCTTCCGTGGACCCGACGCACAGGACCGCGCCTACGCTGCCGGACAATGGTGTCTGGCGATCCTCGGTGGGGATCAACGGGCGGTGCAGTGGTGTGCCGACAATGGGATCGAGACCCGGGCGCTCCAGACCACGTCGAACAATCTCGGCGGGTTCTTGGTCCCCGAGCAGATGGAGACTGCGATCATCGATCTGCGGGAAGAGCGGGGGGTTGCCCGTCGAGTGCTCCGCATTCGTCCCATGCAATACGATACCCTGATCGTTCCCCGCCGACAGTCAGGCGTCACGGCCTACTTTGTGTCGGAGAATGCCGAGATCACGGCCAGCGATAAGGGATGGGACACGGTCAGTCTGACGGCCCGCAAGCTGGCGGTGCTGACCAAGTACAGCAGCGAACTCAACGAGGACTCGGTGATTTCGATTGCCGACGATCTCGCGCAGGAGATCGCCTACGCATTCGCGGACAAGGAGGATGAATGCCTCTTCAATGGTGATGGCACTTCCACCTATGGCGGCATCGTGGGCCTCAAGAATGCCCTCAATGATGGCAGCGAGGTGGCTGCCGCGACCGGCAACACCGCCTTCTCAACCCTCGACCTCGAAGACTTTGAGGCGATGGTTGGCAAGCTGCCTCAGTACGCTGTCAACGGAGCCAGGTGGTACATCAGCCGCGTTGGTTGGGCGAACTCGATGCTGCGGCTTGCGGAAGCGGCTGGCGGCAACACTGTCGCCCAGATCGCTGGCGGTGCTCCCCTGCAGTTCCTCGGGTTCCCCGTGGAAATCGTGCAGGTAATGAACAGCACGACCACGGCCCAGACCTCGACGGACGGAATTGCCTACCTCGGCAATCTCGATCTGGCGGCGTCGATGGGTTCGCGGCGTGGCATCTCGATTGCCGTGGATGGATCGCGCTACTTCGAGTACGACCAGCTTGCCATCCGTGGAACCGAGCGGTTCGACATCAATGTGCATGAGAAGGGGACCAGTACTGTCGCTGGCCCGGTGATCATGCTGAAGACCCCGGCGTCGTAAGGAGAGCCTACATGATCAATGCACAGAACACCCGGTGGGTGAGCGTCACTCCCCCGGCTGCCATCGTGGACAATGCCAGTCTGACCACATCGGAAATCGACACCGCCGGTTACGATTACTGCGAGGTCTACGTTTACCTCGGAGCAACCGATATCGCGATGACCGCCCTCAAGATGCAGGAGTCCGACACGAGCGGCAGCGGTTTCGCCGATGTGACCGGCCTTGTCTATGGCACCTCGGCGGGGATCGCTGGAACTACCTCGGCGCTGCCGACTGCGACCGACGACAACAAGTGCTTTAAGTTCGAGATCGACTTGCGGGGACGCAAGCGCTATCTCGACTTGGTGGCGACTTGTGGCGACGGAACTGCCGGAACCTTTGCGACGGCGTTCGCGCTGCTGTCGCGGGCGAAAGATACGCCGGTCACTGCGACCGAGCGGAACTTCGGCAACATTTTGCGGGTGCCTGCCTAATGCGGCTGGTGCTCCTGCAGACATGGAAGGGATTGCGAGCAGGCAAGACAATCGATCCGCCTGATGGGGTGGGAAACCTCCTCGTCAGGCGGAAGATTGCCAAGCCCGCCCCGGAA